GCGCACCCCCCATGCACATATATGTCCAACGCGGGAGCGTGTCGTATGTACCCAACAAAGGGAACAATAGACCCCACGCGGCTGCGTAAGGCTATGGAGGCTAAAGAGTTTTTCATGCAATTGTTGAGTGCCCCAATTCCCCAAATTTGCATAGAAAACCCCAAGCCGCTTAGCCTTGTTGGTTTGCCGCCAGCATCACAGGCTATAGAGCCGTGGATGTTCGGAGACCCATATACTAAAAAAACCTTGTTGTGGCTAAAAAATCTGCCGCCTTTAATGTCAACTGACATTGTCGGAAAAGATGTCGTGCCATTCTGCCCATCTGGGACAGGCAGAAAACTACAAGGGAAAACCCTAGGCGCAGCAAAAAGAGGTAATGATTCCAAGAACAGGAGCAGGTTTTTTACTGGAATAGCAAACGCAATGGCCTCACAATGGGGGACAATAAACCTAGTTTAGAGGGGGTGGATGTGCCAAGGGTTAGCGCCTTGGTACGTTCTTTTTCACGAAGTTCCGTAGAAAACACTGCTATATGTGAGCATCCACCCTTTTCTATGTATAATCCCCATCGTTGTCGTAGTAGTCAACAAATCAAGGCCGTTTACACATGCACTGCCCCTAAATATCGGGGACTACTACCAGTGCAGTTGTAAGCGGCTTTTTTTATGTCTCTACGCCAGCCGTACTCCGCACGATAGCAAGAGCGTCATGTGTCGCTGCGCGGAAGAAAAGCACTCAGCTTGGCCCAAGGGGAACGGCTGCGCGAGGGTTCTGCCCCAAGCGATAAACAGGGTAATAGGCTTGATAAAGGTTGACACTGTACGCGACAGACTCGCGCCCTGATAAATGAAGCAGCAGAACACGTTAAGGGTAAAACCCCAACGTGGACACCCACAGGGTGAATTAGACTTGACGTTAGGCTACTACCTATCATCATCGTCTAATGTAGCCCTTGTATGCCTATTTTTTTTATGTAGAGGGTAAGACTATGGATGAATTTAAGACATTTAGAGGTTTGCTAGCATTCATCTTTTTTTTAACGGGGCTAGTCTTATTGCTGGCTTCATGGTGGACAACATGAACATCATTGAACTAGCACAGGAGTGCAAACTTGTAGGCGAGCACCCGCACTTGGCGGGCATTTACCTAAAGTCCTTGGAAGACTTTGCCAAGTTGGTAGCAGCGCATGAGCGTGAGGCGTGCGCCAAGATTGCGGAAATTGCAGAGCCGTACCAAGCGGCTGATTTAATCAGAGCAAGGGGAACAACATGACAGGTTACAAATCAAAGAAAGCAGCAGCGCAGGACAAGATGAAATGCCAATGCTCAATGACTACAAGTCTTGTTGGCAGTGGCTGTCAGTATTGCAACCCTGAGTACATGGATGACGAAGCACAGCCACCACAGCGCCCTTGGGTTGGGCTAGAGGGAGAAAAAATTAGGTATTTATGGGAAAGAGCCACAAAACCAGACAGAAGTACCATGACTATAGTCACATCATTTGCCCAAGCAATAGAAGCAGCATTAAGGATTAAAAACACATGAGTTTCACATTAAAAATTGAATCAGATTCCGCCCGTAAAGCGTTAAACATAGTTGCCCCTTGGGAACGACGCCAGAAGGCCGAGAATGAGGCTTTAAGCAACGCTATTAGCATTTGGGAACAACCCGTTTACCAGCCACCAAAAGACTATTGCGCCCGTCCTGGTGCGCTTGACTTTAAGAAAGTGAAAAGTAAATGAGGCACAGTAGACATTCCGATATCCGAAATGCATTAAAAGAACACCCCGATGGACTAACCCGCAAACAATTGCAGTTTTACACCAAACTTACGCCAGATTGCATAAAACAAGCCCTTCCCAAAATGCCTGATGTGTACATAGATCGCTGGGAAAAACAACGCTATGGGAGGGACTGGATACCTGTTTTTATAGCAATTAACGTGCCCGAAAACTGCCCTAAACCTGACATAAATCTTCTAAAAAACTAGGTAATATGTGGTTGCAGCGTTGTGCTGTGCCACATTTTTAGGGGAATTTTATGGACTTCACGCTTGAGATTAATTTGGGGTTTGGTGATGTTGTTAAATACAACACTTGTGACTTTTGGAAGGTAGTTGCTTTGGCTTCTTTTGTTGAAAACATGGAAGACGCAGACGATGACTTTGATTTTATTGATGACGAAGAAGAAGACGAAGAATACGAGTACGACGAAGAAGGTACGGCGTATTGGTACGATGAGGAAAATGAAGTGTACTACTGGTACGATGAGGAGTCTGATGACTGGTACGAATGTGACGTAACAGAATGCGAAGACGAAGACGACGAAATTGCAGAGTAAGCATACAGTGGGCGGCTAATAACCGTCCACTTGTATGACTTCCCCGCGAAATTCAACGTGATCTGGGCTCCATACATGGAACAACTCAGGCCACAATAACTGCCCATCCCTAAACGTCAGCATAGCAAAGCCCGAACGGTGGTTTAGCGGGTTGTGTTCAGAATAAGAGAATTGCGGCCCGTAGGGGTCAGCTAGCGTCCCTGTATCCACGCCAAACCGATTGCCATTGTAGTCAGCGTATGGAGTCACTTTTAAGCTATGCAAATGGCCTGTGACAATGCTTGTGCCAGCCCCTACTGTATTGTTGTGGGTAGCGTGAACCCCGCCTTTGTACCGATGTTTGACAATGACTTCTTTGGTTAGCCATACCGACCAGGCAAACTGCCATTGTTCAAAGTGATCCTCAAGCCGGAAGCCTGGTGTTTGGACGTATTGTGGTGCATTAGCGGCTAAACGCGAAGCAAATCGAGAATCGTGATTGCCTAGCGTCCATATTAGCTTTGCGTTGTATCGTGCGGTTTTTGTGGTTTCTTCCACTTCCCCGAGCATTGCCTTACAGGTGTTCAACTCTTGTATTACGGAAGGAAGTTTCTCCCAGCCCATTGGGGGATGGCGACTAATAGCAGCGCCATCAAAGGCATCGCCATTACAAATAACTGCTTTGGGGGCATACGTTTCAATCGCATATAAAAGCGCTTTAAACGCCGTTGAACGGATGCCAGGCCAAAAGTGCGCGTCAGAAAAGACAATAACTGTGCCATTTTCTATCCCCAAATCAATGGCATTTGGAAAAATATGCTGCCGGTAGACCCAGCGCTGATCGTTTACTGGCAAGACTTTGCCGTGCTTTTCTTCTTGTCGCCTGCGTCTTCCATGCACCGCCCTTTCTGTAACTCCCAGTTCTTCTGCCACTAATTTCGCAGATTGAAGTCTATTCCAAGATTCCAAAAACTGTTCTTCAGAAATCATAAAAACCTCTATAGAAGCATAGCCTCGGCTTTTCGGCGTTTGTCTAGCCCTGCAAGGACTTTGCCACCGCCTTTGTTCCACAACAATAATTGTTCTTTGGCGGCTTCCCAATCTTGCTCATTGATTTTGCGCTTCAATGTACTGGTCTGGAGTCTGCCAATCCCGAGGTTATAGCAGAAATCCACTACAGCATTACACTTACGCTCATCTGTTAAGAGAATAGGACAATTACGCAACACCCCTGGAAGGTAGGTAAATTGCAGTTCGTGGAGCAGTAATGCCTCTGCATCAGCTTCAGATATTGGTGGATCAGATAGTGCAACCTTTGCACCATTGCCATAATAAGTTGATCCAAAGCCTATCGTTGGTATACCGGCTGGACATAGGTAAACCCTCGATTTGAAGCCCTCGAACTGCTTACACAGGGCAGCAGCGATGTCTAAGTTCATAGCCCGCGCTTGGCAAGAGTACGATCAAGGAACCAGTAGTTAAGAGTGCCTGAGACAAGTGCAGCCATGTCGCCACTCATCATCAGCTTAAAAACGGCATCAGGTGATGCGCCAGTTACCCACGCATTCCAAGCAAACCAAATGTGAATAAACGACCAAATAAACAGAATCCAATAAGTGACGATAGGACGCACAGAGGCAGATAGGCTGGCTACCCATCCACCCGCCGCTTTAACCATCTCTGTCTGCTGTTCTATAGCGCTGTTAAAGGCATTCATCACGCCAGCGTCTACCGTGGCCTCTCGCTGGGCTCCAATCTCAGCCAGCTTCTGTTGTCCGCGCAGGGTTTCCAATTGGCATTGCTGACCAAACATAGCAAGTTCATGGGCGCGTTCGTCTTTTTTGTCCATCCACTTTAATACTTCTGGCGCTAAACGAAAGATGCCGCCAAGCAAAGAACCAAAAATGCCACCACTTAAAAGTTCC